AGTTCTTTAGTAAATCAAGCAATTGATATGATTGAAAACGATAGGGCTGATTCAATTTACATAATTGGTGCACCAAACGAAACAAATGCGACAACAATAGTTGATGATTTGGATTCGGTTGCGATTGATAGTAACTATTCAGCAACATATTGGCCTTGGATTCAAATAAGAGATACAGATAACGCAACCCAATTATATATCCCACCAACAGGTGAGGTTGTTAAGAACATTGCCTTAACTGACAACGTATCTTATCCTTGGTTCGCAGTTGCGGGTTATTCAAGAGGTTTGGTAAGTGCTATTAAAGCTCAAAAGAAATTAACTTTAGACGAAAGAGATACTTTATATAAAAATAGAATTAACCCAATTGCAACTTTCTCTGATACAGGAACAATCATTTGGGGTAACAAAACTTTACAAGTTAGAGAGTCTGCATTAGACAGAATTAACGTAAGAAGATTGTTATTAAGAGCTAGAAAATTAATTTCGGCAGTTGCAGTACGTTTGTTATTTGAACAAAATGACGACCAAGTAAGACAAGAATTCTTAAGATTGGTAAATCCAATTTTAGAAGCAATCAAGAAAGAAAGAGGTTTATATGACTTCCGTGTAACCGTATCAAGTGCACCTGAAGATATTGACGCAAACACACTTAGAGGTAAAATCTATGTGAAACCAACTCGTTCTTTGGAATTCATTGACTTAGAGTTCGTTATTACTCCAACAGGAGCTTCATTTGAAAATATCTAATCTAAAAGGAGATATAAAAAAGAGAAAGGAGGGTAGAAATACCTTCCTTTTTTTGTTAGATGTTCCACATGGAACTATTATTAAAAATAAATGTAATGTATAATTCCCAGTATACTAGTATTTTAGAACTAGTTATTAAAGTATTTATATTATATATTATATTAAAGTAGTAAACTGGAACTGGTTATACTGGGTGACTGTAAAAAACTACGGAAAATTTTTGACAAAAACAAGTATTTTGTATAATATTTTAAAAAAAAATTATTTTCTAATATTGTTATATTTATAAGAAAGTAAATAATACTAAAAAACTTAACTAATACAACATGGCAGATTTATTAATGAAAATGCCGGTTCCTTACGAACCGAAAAGAGTCAACCGATTCATACTAAGATTCCCTTCATCTTTGGGTATAAACGAATGGTATGTACAATCGGCTGCAAGACCTAAAGCAAAAATCAACGTTACCCCAATTCCATTTTTAAATACGTCTACTTATGTAGCTGGAAGATTTGAATGGGAAACAATGAATGTCGTGTTCAGAGACCCAATCGGACCATCTGCAGCTCAAGCACTTATGGAATGGTTCCGTTTACATGCAGAATCTGTTACAGGTCGTATGGGATATGCCGCAGGTTACAAGAAAGATGTAGAATTAGAATTATTAGACCCAACAGGTGTAGTAGTTGAAAAATGGATTTTACAAGGTACTTTCTTATCTGATTTGGATTTCCAAAACTTAGATTACTCAGATGACAAACTAGCAACTATTCAAGCTACTTTAAGAATGGATAGATGTATCTTAGTATACTAATATTAATTTTTTTAATAATATAAACCGATATTTCAGTAATGGAGTATCGGTTTTTTTATTTAAAAACTTTACTTTATCATAGTTATAGTATAAACTTATATTATGGACGAATATAGAATAGACCCAACAATTGCATATGATGTTGTAGAATTACCAACAAAAGGAATTTACTACAAAAATAAAAAGAAATCAGTAAGAGTTGCTTACTTAACCGCAGCCGATGAAAATATCTTATCATCACAAAATTTAATTTCCACAGGTAAAGTAATTGATGAATTATTAAAAAGAAAAATTGTAGATAAAGATATATCTATTGATGATATTGTAGAAGAAGATAGACAATCTATTCTAATATTTTTAAGGAACACGGCTTTTGGTTCTGAATATACTTTAACGGTAAATGACCCAAAAACTAATGTTAGTTTTTCTTTTGAAGTTGATTTAGGTCAATTAAAAGTTAAAGATTTTACATTAGTAGAAGATGTAAATGGAGAGTATCCATTTTATATGGAAAAAAGTAAAGCAAATATTACCTTTCAATTTTTATCACTTAAACAAGAAAAGGAAATTGAAGAAATTAAAAAAAGTTGGAATGGTACAGGTGTTGCACCAATTGTTACTAAACAACTTGAATTTATGATTAAATCAGTTGGTGGTAACAAAGAACAAATGTCAATTCGTCAATTTATTGAGAGTTTACCAATTAAAGATTCACAAGATTTTAGAAGATACGTTTTAGAAAATAAACCGGGTTTAGATTTAACCCAAACAGTAACCACCCCATCAGGAGATAATATCCAAGTAGAAATTGGATTTGGGGTTGAGTTTTTTCGCCCTTTCTACGGATTATAAAAAAAATCAATTAGACGAGATTTTATTTTTAGTTACAAGAGGTTTTTCATATAATGACATTTTAACTATGCCCATATATGAAAGGAGATATTATGTCAATTTCTTAATTGAAAAAATAACAGAAAATAAGTAATGGTCTATTTATAAACATGTCAGTTAAAATTAATGATTATTTAGGAAAAACGGGAAACGCACAGGCCGATGCTGAAGCTTATAGAATAGCTAAAGTTGGTGAGTCAAGAGACGGAAAATATCAATTAACTAGCGATGAATCCATTAAATTCGTAAACAAATATACATCAGGTAAAAGTAAATTCACTGGTAGTGAAGGTAGTTCAACAGCTACCACTTCTGGTGGAGACGAGTTAAGTGATGCCATTAAAAAAAGTGGCGGTATAATGTCAGTAATTGAAGGTGTAGCATCTTTTGCTAACAAAGTGGTTAAAGGTCTTGCAGGTGTTGCTCAAGATGTAGTAGACTCTCAATTAGGTTCAGGAAAAGGTGTTGATTATACCACTAAAATGCTTGAAATTATTAATAAAAATGGTATTGATGCTCTTGCTAGTGTTGCTGATTTCGTTAAACTTTCATATACCGAAGTTATGGATCAACTAAAACAACAATCAACTTTATTTAGTGAAATTAATTCTAAAGTTGGTATTAGTGGTCAATTATCTCAAGGTTTAAGAGATGATATGATTGAAGCATCTAAAGAAGGTGCAAGATTTGGAGTTACTTTATCGGATATTGGGGATTTTTATACTAATATGTCGGCAAATTCTGGAAAGTTTGCTTTGATAAATCAAAATATAATGGAAGACGCCGAACCTGTTTCTATGATATTAGGAAAGACTATGGGAGAGATGGGTAATATTATGTCAAAGTACGAAGATGTGGGTATGGGTGTTGATAAAACAATTAAAGAATTAGGTAATGCCGCTATAAGAACATCTAATTTAGGTTTAAACGCAAGAAAAGTTACCGATGAAATGACATCAAGTATCGGAAGATTAAATGGTTATGGATTTCAAAATGGTATACAAGGATTGGAAAGAATGTCACAAAAGGCGGTTGAGTTTAAAATGAGTATGGGTGAGGTATTCAAAGTTGCCGATAAAGTTTTTAGTCCCGAAGGTGCTATAGAATTATCGGCAAGTTTACAAGTTTTGGGAGGTGCTATGGGTGATTTTAATGACCCAATTAAGTTGATGTATATGGCAACTAATAACGTTGAGGGTTTACAAGATGCATTATTGGGTGCAACGAAGGGTTTAGCAACATATAACCAAGCACAAGGTAAATTTGAAATCACAGGTCTTAATATAAGGAAGGCACATGAAATGGCTAAGGCTTTAGGAGTTGATTATGATGAACTTTCAAAATCCGCAATTGCAAGTGCCGAAAGAATATCTGCAACAACCGCGTTAATGTCTAACACGGTTACAAGTGGAATGGACGAAAAAGATAAAGAGTTTTTAATTAACATGTCCCGTATGGAAGGTGGGGAAATGAAAATTGTGGTTCCTAAATCATTACAAGATGAATTTGGAAAACAAACTGAAGTATCTTTAGATTCAATGACTAAATCACAAGCAGATGCGTTGGCAAAATATCAAAAGGATAATGAAAAATATAATGTAAAAGATATGGCAATGTCTCAGTTAACCGAGACTGAAAGAATGGCAAGAGGTATTGATGTTATTGCTACATATTTTAAAATACAAGGGGCTAAGTTCGCCACCGGTTTGGCAAAAGGAGCAACGGAGGGTTTTGCAGATGATATGAAAAAAGCGATTGAAAATATGTCAAAAGCAAAACCATTGGGAACTATGGCTGATGCTGAAAAGGCGGGTGTAGATATGGGAAAAATTGCAGCACATCCATTTGACTATGCTGGAAATAAAATTATGGAGGGTGTTGAGTATGTTAAAAATAATATAATGGGTAATGAATCAACATCACAACCACCAACTCAAAAAGTTGATGTTAATGTTAATTTTAACTCAGGAGTTGTTTCCGATGCTTACCATAATCAACTTCGTAAGAATCCGACAGCTATGGAAGAATTTGGTGGTCAATTTATAAAATCAACTAAAGAATACACATCATCAACTCCCGCTTATAAAAAATAGATTTTATCTATTTATATTAAAATACAATAATGCCAAGTTTTTTAGATTTTAATTCTACTAAAAGTTTCAGAGATAAGATATTAGGGAGGAATTTACAACAACCTAATGGTCCTCAAACATTTACAAGTACAGGTTATCCCGAACAAAATCTAAGTGATATACCAAATATTAGTTTAGGTAATGTAGATACAAATAGAATTAGTGATTTAAAAGGAATACAAACAATTAATCTTTATAAACCTGATACTTTTTTTATAGAGGAAAACATTGATACATTACCAAGAAGAGCTAATTTAAGTTTATATCCATATTTTACACCGGGTAATTATAATCTTTATGGTATTATGAATACCAATAACTATGATACAGAATCGGAGTTATTTAAATTTGCGGCTTATAACATTAAAAATAACACCAACGGACCTGTTTACACTAGAATTGCACAAAATTTTGAAAAAACAACATTAGGTAGAGTAAGGATTTTAGATGCTTTAAATGGTAATTCAGCATCGGCTTTAAATATTATAACAGGAAGAGAACCTTTAGTTGAATCTAACTACTCAATTACTATAAACCCCGCTAACCCATCAGGGGTACCTGTTGATTTTTTAACGGCAGTACAAGGGGCGGATAATTTTGCCATAAGTATTATCCCTGGTGATTATTTAAGTAATCCACAAAATCCATTAAATTACAATTCACAAAATCCGTTACAATTAGGTACATTATTAAATGACGCCACTGGCGTATTGGCTTCTATGGTAGGAATACAAGGAAAACCAAAAATTAGTCCAAGACCTTCAGATATAATGATTCAATATATGGGTCAAGGTCAAAAGAATAGACTATTTGATTTATTAAGTTATTCAAGATACTCACCAAATTATACATTAGGTTCCACAATTAATAATTTTTTACAAAATAATTTACAAATAAAAAGTCCAATACAGGTCGCTGGTAACACTTATATAGGTGACGATAGGTATTATGATGTAAAATACTCAATGAGTGATTTTTGGGATAGAACAGTTAGAGGAAACTATTATACAAGTTTAATGTTTGATAGCGGTTCTGCGGAGTTATTTCATAAAAGTAGAAATTTAACAGAGGGAGGTTCTGTTGGTGGTAATCTAACTTGGTATAGTAAACATTCAGCAAATACATTAGGAGCCAATAACGCTGAGTATAGTGCTAATGCAAGCGATTTTGAAAGTAAGCTATCAACTAAATTTCAATATAGAAGAGATTCAATTTTAGGTAATACTCAAGCATTATTAAATTCACTACCAAGCGGTAATAGTGCTCGTTCACATGTGGCAAATGCAATGGATCAAACAAGTAGGATTTTTCAAGAAGGAGATGTAAAAATATCAAGAGGCTCAGCAATTAAATATACGGATAAATTTGGACAAGAAACGGGTGTAGAATATTGTAGAGTATGGACAAAAGATAGACCATATCTTCATTTAAGTGATACGATGAAAAGAACTGATATCATTAGAAAATATGATGGCAGTGTTTTAGGTGGTAAAGGAAGAGCATGGAATCCAAATATTGCACCAATGTCTAATGGTAAAAAATCATTTGAAGATTCAAGTAATATTGTAAACG